CTATCTCATGCCCTGCCAAAACTACAACTGCGTGTAATAGATAGTTGTCTGTACCAGTAGTTTCAAGATGTACTATCGTTCCTCCAACACGACACTTTCCGTATATGAGTTGTCTAGGTGCAGTAGGCGCACGACTTGAAAACTTTGTACCAAAATTACCGCCTGTGGCATTTAATCCTTTAGATGTCATACCGCCTATGACACTTGTTAAGAGAGTTGTACCAAAAGTCATAGCAGCCATACCTGCAGCAGTACCTAATTGTGTGAAAGTAAGAGCAAAGTTAGCTGTAACTGCTCCTGCTACTATAAATACTACAAATGCTGCTACTAATGCTGCTTTTATCGCTTTAGCCATCTATCCTCCAAGCCTTAACAACATCTACATTTTGTTTGACTACTAAGCCTTCATCATCAACACCTAAGGCATTTACACCATCAAAGACACAGGCTAGTTCGCTTTCCTCTTTGTACACTCCAAAGTCTCCTTTAGTAATGTAAATAGGTTCTATTTCGTTTATGCCTGTAGTTTTTTTTATAGCGTTATCTATAGCTGCAGCTAATCCTTTTCCTTTTCCATATTTAAGAATAGATTGCATAGCTTCTTCTTCACTTTCCCATTTCCATGCTTTAGGTAAAAGATCTTTTTTTGTCATGGTTTTTATAAAACCGTTAGTGAGCATTACACAATCCCATTTACCCCATTCAAAAGGTGTGTTTATGTTTCTATTCACATAGGCATCAAAAGATATTTCCCAATCAGGTATCTTCTTCATCTATCTCATCACCTGTTCAGAATTATCATTATCTAGTCTGCCACCGCCTCCTGAATAAGTATTGTCTTGTTTCTGACCCCAAGCTATCTGCTTGTCAGCAAGACTTTGTACTCTGTTAAATCCTGTGTCACCACTATGCAGGAATTCCTGAGATTCTACTGTGTACCTAAGGTTAGAAGGTCTATCTAAATCTACCAGTCTATTTTCGCAATCTATAGTTACAGTTGCTCCATCAGGTGTATCAGTAATATTTAAGGTTGTCATGCGACCTTTAAACAACGTAAGTTCTCCTGCACTTTCATTTGAACCACCCATTTGAAAACCTAAGAATAAAGTAACAGGTCTATTTTGATAATTCTCTGTAAGAGCATAATCAAGAACAGTTGCATCCATGCCTGATAAAGCAATAGTGAGACCGCTTGATTTAAGTTCTAAATCTTCTTCTACACCACTTATAGATAAAAGTGAGCCTGCTCCTGTGTAAGTTTCTGAGTTTACAGTTATATCATCAGTGCCAGACCATACTCTTATATCATCTGTATCAAACTCTGCTTTAACAGCTAAAAACATTGTTTGTGCATCAGCACCAAGCCTGTTAGATATCGCTGTGTCTATGCCTTGTCTTGTAGCCATTAGACCACCTCAATACAAGAAAAACTTATTCCATATAATGATGCCCTGTCCGCATCCCAATCTACAGTATTAGCCTGTAATCTGAATAAGCCTTTTGGGTTTTGGAATATGACATATTTGTTGTCTGCTAAATCTGATCTTAACTTTGGCTCTATTTGAACAGAGTATCTATCAGGAGTAGCATCTGTCTTAGTAGCATCTTCTACTACCATAACTAACTGTACTGGATTTGCAGTTGTGGCTGTGCCTGCTGTTATACCAAGATAGTCACCTTTTTTTATTGTGCCTGTAAAACTATTAGTGGTGTCTAATGATAAACCTGTTGCACCCTTTACGTTCTGTTGTACTTTGCATCCTGAAGTAGAACTAACATTTGTTAAGACACTATCAACTACGACTACTGTTGCACTCGTCTTTGTTGTTATCTTGTGTGTTCCATTATTTTCTTCATTTGCCATGCCTGTGACGTGTATAAAATCACCAACTACTGCAGACCCAAAAGTGTTTGCACCTGCTTCAAAAGTATTCCCATTCGTGACTTCTAAGGCTACGTTGGTGTTATTCACCCTTTTATCGCCTAGTAAATGCGTTGTATTGAATGTTCCTGTGTTGGTTAGGGCATCAGGGTCAGCAAACTTAAAATGGTTTGTAGTGCCTTTTAATTGCAGTAGGAAAGATTGCCATTCTTTAGCTTGTGTTCTGTTCATTGCAGGTAGAGTTACATCTGCAGTCCAATATACTGCATCATATTCTTGTGTAAGTTGCTTGCCTGTAAATGGAGAAGCTGTTTGTCCTATTGCCCTGTATAAGCTGAAATTACTTCTAACAAAGTTAGGAGTTGTAGGCATTGTTATTATTCTAGCCACGACCTTGTAATCCTTTTCTAAATGAACCACCACGCACTGCTGCTTCTAGCACTGCACCTTTTGTAACATCTGATATTTGTGGAAGCATCTTCTGTACTTCTGCTCTGACTGTAGGAACTACACCTGTAGCAAAGTTTACTGATTGATTGACTATTACAGTTCCACCACCCATAGCGTTCTTACTGTTCATATTGTTCATCATAGTGCCACCACTGTTGGGTACAAATATTTCTGCACCTCTTTCTCCGACTAAAGCAGGTACACCTGCCTGTAATGTTTTGCCTCCTGCTGCTTGTACACCCATATTTAAAGATGCATCTATACCCATTCCCTGTTTCGTTTGAAAATCAAATAGTCCAGTTCCTTGCTGACCTTGAAAATTTGGAAAAATTGCACCTAATATTCTGTTTACAACTTCCATTTGTAAAAATATAGTTATAATTTGTGAGACTATATTACGAGCAAAGTTTTTAAATCCTTCCAATGCACTTTGCCCTTCCAATAAACTATCAACAAAATCTTTAGTAAAAGCGTGTGCAGAAGAAGTAATTGCATCTTCCATAGCTTGTGTAAATTCACTGGTTTCTCCTAATTCATCTTGTAATGCTTGCAAGTGTTCTAATACTGCAGCACCCTTTTCAGGATCAAATAATGGATTACCCTTAGCATCTAATGTACCTGCTGCTAGTGATTCTCTTAAAGTATCAATTTTTATTTGCAATTTATCATATTCAGGTATGGTATCTTGAAATAATTTATTAAATTGATTTTGTAGTGATATTTGATCTTCAGAAAGAGTTTTATCTGTACTGTCTTTTTTTGCTTTTCCTACTTCCTTTTCTAAGCTAACTCTCATTTGCAGCATGTTAGCTATCATTTTTTCAAACCTTACTCTCTCTTGCAAAATTTGCTTAATTTCACTATCTCTTGCATTAGCAGATAAATTTTCTAGCAAACCTTCATTTGCTGCTTGCGCTCGTTCTTGTATTTTTATTTGTGCGTTTAATGCTGCAAGTCTTTGATTTGGATCGCCTAAAGCTAATATATTTTCCATATTTGGAAAAATTTCGCCTCTTGCTGCCATTCTTGCCCTAAGTATGCCATCAGCAAATGATGTAAGCGAATCTGCCATTTCTTTTAAGAAGTCTCCTAATCCGCTTTCAAATACATCATTAGCTAGTAGTTTAAAAGCTATGGTCATATTTGAAGTCTTAGTTGAAAGGTTGTCCATTTTGGCTTCCATCGCCCCACCAAATTTTTCTTGCAGTCCTTCTGTTAGTGCTTTGACCATTTTTGCAGCACCATCTGCTGTTTTTCCAAACTTAGCTATATCATCTTTTGTAAGATTTAATTTTTCACCTAAGATTCCTAAAACATCAATACCTCTGTCAGATATCATGTTGAGTTCTTCTAAACCCATTCCTCCTGATGCTGACCTTTGAACCATTCTAATCAAAGCTTCAAATGTACCTAATTGATCTACAGAAACAGATGCTGTGTCAGCAAAAGTTTGCAGCATATCCATGCTAGGCTCTATACCTGCCGATTTAAGAGCAATAAATGCTTTTGTAGCATCTTCTATTTGAAAAGGGGTTGTTTGCGCAAACTTAAATACATTTTGCATTGCTGCATCACCTGCTTGCATGCTCCCAAATACTTGATCTAAAGAATCTTTTAAATCCTCAAATTGCATTCCTACTTTTGCTATAGATGAAACAGATTTGACCATAGCTGCTGTTGCAGCAACTACTGCAATTTTACCAGTAGAAAAAGCACCTTTCATGCTTGTGCCTGCTTGCTTTGCTTCTTTACCTGTTTTCTCTAACTGTTTATTTGTTTGTTTTAGTTTCTTATTAAGGTCTTTGGTATCAGCCTTAATTTGTACAATTAGTTCATCTACTGTTGCCATTAGTCAGGGTATAACTCCATTAAATCTTCAAGTTCATCATTAGTCATAGGTGTTTCTTGCTTAGAGCCATGAAACTGTTGAAAACCTTTTATTGCTTCCCACATTTCTCTAGGTGATAAGTTCCAAAAATCTACAGGTCGCATCATCATCATGCCTAAACAAATTTGCATATAAGATGTCCATTCTATCCTGTCATCTCCTGTGGCTTTTTTGCAGAACTACCCTCTTCTTTTTGCTCAGGGTCAGTTAAAGAATCTGCTAGTAATTGTGCCACTGCTGCAGAAGCAGGTATGATTCCTGTATTGGTTAAAATTTCTTTAATCTTTCTATCATCAAAGTCATTACCTCCACCTCGCATTGCATACTTAAGAACGACTACCAATGTTCGTAGTCTTACTTTAGCCTGCGATATGTTAGAAGCTAACTCAAGAATCCCTGCATCCAGTTCATCTTCTATCTTTACCAGTGAATCTATGGTCAATCTACATTTATAAGTTTGACCGCCTAACTCTATCTCAATCTCGCCCTTTAGTGGGTTTGTCATCTGACTTCTCCTTTGTTGTACTTGCCATTGCAAGTTTGATTGTAATAATGTCATCTCTTCCATCTACTGAACTAGATAACACCTTATAGGACTTACCATCTACTGTTACGTCAGATGGGTCTTTTCCTAACTGGTTGGCTACTTCAAGGACATCCCCATTAAGCATAGCAGGGATGTCGCCCTTAGCACCTTTGACTTTTACTGATTGCCAAGCCATTTGTTAGACTGTGGCAAACGTAATAGCACCTGCACTTTCAAAAGATACACTGTAGGTTACTTCACCGTTGTACTCACCTGCATATTCAAGCGATGTAATCTGGAAAGCACCTGTAAATGTACCAAAGTCAGGTACTAGGAATTGATAATTATTCTGTGTATCAGCTAGTGCGTTTGTTTTCATAGTTGCTTCACTTGCTCCATCTGTAAAGACTCCGCTACCTGAAACACTAATAGATTGCACACCTGCATCTGCTAACAAAGTTCTGTTGTTAGAACTGTCTTTGTTAGTTACGTCTACTGATTCATTGTTGACTGTAAGACTTGTTGATCTTAAGCCTGCTATTGTTGTGAAAGTTTCAGGTGAACCTGCGTTACCCACTTTCATAAGCATTGCACTACCTTTTTGTGCTGCCATATTTATACTCCAATTGAGAAAGCATTAGTTATTTACTTTCTAATTAAACAAGCCAACTGGCATCCAATTTTATTAGTAACAGCTAGTTAAGAAGTTCCTAATATTATGGCTCGGAATCGCATGACTCCGTGCCTAGTAATCCCATCAGGGTCTACTAAAACATCACCAAATTCAAACCT